AACAGAAGCAATAGTTAATGTGAATTGGGACTCGGATCCCCCTCTTATTGAATCTGTTACTACGCAAGCTGTCTCGGAGGACGTTGCTGGCTATTGGTCTTCGAAGAGAGATAGAAACGTTATTTCTCTTTTTTGGTTAGAATTTGATGGATGGGATCAAGTGCTTCTTAGAAATTCTTCGGGGAGAATTAAGAAGCTATTTAGATCCTATTATAATTCGAGAGACTTTGATCCAGACGACATTGGAAAAGCAAACAAGCGCGGACCGGGGGAGATCTTCTTTAATAGGATGCGCGGATTGATTAAGCCAGCACCAGGAAAGCGATTGTTGCCTTTCTGGCGAAGACGCAAATTAAGATCAAATCCATTTAATGCGAATGGAGAACTTTGTGAAAACGAAGATTGAGTATAATTATAACAACGAGGTAACACATAGTGGCAGGACTTGCGCCCAAATTACCATTAACTTATAGCTCGAGTGATGGATTTGCTTTAATTAAAAGCTTCAAAGAGCTATCTAAGCAAAATTTTAAAATGCTCATCCTCACTATGCCCGGTGAAAGAGTTATGGACCCCAACTATGGAGTAGGAATTACTCAATTTTTATTTAATAATTTCCACGCCGGCACTTTCATGGAAATAGATAATAAAATAAGGCAGCAGGCAGCTGCTTACATGCCCTTTATTCAAATTATTGATATTGCTTTTGATCCTGCAGGACAAGACTTGAATAGACTAGGGGTCTCTATCAAATATAGCATTCCAACAATTGCTGCAACAGATTTGCTGGAATTTACTACTTAAAATTGAGGATTTTTTTATGGCAGATGAACAAAAAAAGATAATTCCGATTGATTACACTCATCGCGAATTTGATAGTATTCGCGACGATCTGATACAGATAGCCGAAAGGCTTTATCCGGATACTTTTCAAGATTTCAGTGAGGGATCTTTTGGTGCTATGATGGTGGATGCTGTAGCATATGTTGGGGATCAATTATCTTTTTATCTCGATTATAGCGTTAATGAAACGTTTTTGGACACTGCTTATCAATATAGTAACATTCTTCGTCATGGCCGCATTTTGGGCTATAAATATACGGGACAACCCTCAACTTATGGTAAGGTGGCGATGTTCATTAAGATTCCTGCCTCCCCCACAGGTATAGGTCCGGATTCGACTTATATTCCCATAATTAAACGCGGATCGCGATTTACGTCTAGTACAGGCTTAAATTTTGTATTAATAGAAAATGTAGATTTTGCGGATCCTCAAAATATAACCGTAGTAGCACAAACAGATTCTTCAACTGGTGCTCCCACCTATTATGCCATTAAGGCATACGGCACTGTCGTTTCGGGATATTTCGGAAGACAAGTTATGACAATAGGAAACTATCAAAGATTTAAAAGAGTTACTTTAAATGTGGGAAATATAGCTGAGATTATCTCTGTGACGGACACAGAAGGGCATGAATATTTTGAAGTTGATTATTTAGCACAAGATATGGTTTTCAAAGAAGTGTCGAATAACAACTTCAAAGATGATAATGTGCCTTCTATTTTAAAGCCTTATTTGGTATCTAGAAAGTTTGTTGTAGAGAAAGACAAAGATAAAACTTCTCTTCAATTTGGAAGTGGCGATGCGGGGGCATCTAATGTTGTTGCTGATCCCCAAGCCGTCGCCCTAGAAATTTTTGGAAAAGACTATGTTACAGATGCCACTTTTGATCCTACAAGATTATCCAAGGATAGAAGTTATGGTATTGTGCCTTCGAATACTTCATTAACTATTGTTTATCGGGTAACCAATCCCGTTAATTCTAACTTGGCTGTTGGCAATTTAAATAAAGTGGGCTCTGTTAACTTGGAGTTTGCAAATAGAGATACGCTACAGGCGACAGTAATAAACGATATTAATGCCTCCGTGGAAGCAAACAATGAAGAGCCGATCATCGGAAACGTTGAAAGTCCGTCAGCCAATGAACTTAAAAGTAGAATTTATGATACGTTTCCAAGTCAAAATCGAGCCGTTACACAGGCTGATTATGAGAACTTGGCTTATAGAATGCCGGCAAAGTTTGGTTCCATAAAAAGATGTTCGGTACAAAGAGATCCGGATTCTATGAAAAGAAACTTGAACATGTACGTCCTTTCCGAAGATAAGTTTGGCAAATATGTTGCTTCTAACACTACTATCAAAAATAATTTAAAAACATGGCTTAATCATTATAGAATGATTAATGATACCGTGGACATATTGGATTCTCATATTATTAATTTTGGAATTGACTTCATTATCACCCCGACTAGCGGAGTTGACAAATATGATCTTTTAGCAGCTGCTATCACACAGATAAAAAACAAATTTTCAGGTGCCAAATATTACATTGGCGAACACTTAATGATAACTCAAGTTTATAAGGAATTAAACGATGTGACAGGTATTTTGGACGTAGTAAAGGTTACGATTACTAATAAAACTGGGGGAGTCTATTCTGCCACAGAGTTTGATATAAGTGCAAATCTCTCTCCGGAGGGAACATATTTGATGGCTCCAAAAAATTGCATATTTGAATTGAAATATCCGGAAACCGATGTTAAAGGAAAAATTAGATAATGGCCATAAAACGTTATACAGCTTCGGCTGATACTACAATCGTTAATGCGTACCAGCCGAATCTTGTAACAAGAGGAACAGGCGCCAATATGGGATTTGCTGATGTAGTTGAAACGTTTTCAGTATATGGAAGACAGGCGACTGGATCCCAGGAGCTTTCAAGAATCTTAATTCAATTCCCCATTGCTACTATTATAACTGATCGTGCAGCCGGCACAATTCCAGCCAGCGGCAGTGCCACCTTTTATCTGAGAATGTATAACGCTCAGCACTCGAAGGCAGTGCCCGAAGACTTTTCATTATCAGTTTTGCCTGTGGCCCAGTCGTGGCAAGAGGGGGTTGGATTAGATCTAGAGACCTATAAAGATTTAACCAAGGGCAATACTGGTGCAAATTGGATGAGCGCATCTAATACTTCACCTTGGACTGGCAGTAGTTATACCGCCAATGATTGCGTAGGGGGCTCTTATCGGACGGGGTCCACGGATCCTCAATTTAAAGTGTCCTTTGCTGGCGGCTTGGAAGACATTAAAGTGGATATTACTCCTTTAGTGGAACATTGGATAGCCGGCACCATTTCGAATTATGGCGTGGGAGTGCACCTATCCTCTAGCTACGAAGCCAGCGCATCTGTGGGAGCCAACACGGCATCGGCTCCTATATTGCCTCTTACGGGTGGCGCCACCAAATCTTATTACACAAAGCGTTTTTTCGCCAGAGGGACACAATATTTTTTCAAGAGACCAGCTATTGAGGCCGTCTGGAATTCGGCTGTTAAAGATGATCGTGGAGATTTCTACTATAGTAGCTCTTTGGCACCAGCTGCCAACAACATGAATACCATTTATTTTTATAACTATATTCGAGGCGCTCTCACAAACATCCCCGATTTGGGGGATGATAATAGGGTTTACGTTAGCATGTTTTCCGGAAATGCCGGTAATACGGCGCCTTCAGCCTCTGCGCTCTTGTTGGCGGCTGATAATTCGGGCTTTGTTCGTTCTGCCGCACCCACCGTTGTGACCGGAGGGCTCGTATCTACGGGGATATATAGCGCCTCGTTTGCTATTACTGCTGCAGCCACCCCAGTTACGACTTTGTATGATGTATGGTTTACTGGGAGCGATGCGACAGTGGCTACTTCGTCCGCTACTCAATACCTCACAGGCACAATTACTCCGCAAGTTATTAAGCCCACGCAAACTGTTGCAAAGCCGGTTTATTATCTAAATATTACAAACTTGAGAGACAAATATCGAAGCGATGAGACTGCCAGATTTAATGTGTATATCAGAAATAAATTTTGGGATCCAACAATTTATACAGTGGCTAGCACTACGCCGGAAAGTACAACTATCGCGAGTGCCTCTTATAGGGTTTATAGACTTGTAGATGGCTATGATGCTGTTTCATATGACACAGGTTCAGACTTGGGCACAGGTCTCTCATATGATGTTTCAGGAAATTATTTTGATTTTGACATG